GGATGGATGCCATCGACGGTAACCGTCTTCAGGGTCATGATCTTTTCCTTTTCGGGTTGCTGATCATTGGTCACAGGGGCGGCGCCCCACGAAATCGCACCGTCACCGATGCGAGCTTTGGAACCAGCCCGCGCCCGATCAACGATCGCGAGGTGGTTGATCTTGATGTTCGATTGCTGGGCGTCGAAGGCCGAGCCATCCGGGGCCACGCCGTCGCCCCAGACGAGTTCGCAGGTGTAGCCGGCCGACAGCTCGCGCTTGCCTGTCTCGACGGCCTCAATCGCTGCGGCGTCCTTCAGGATCAGCGGCAGGTGCACCCACTCGCCATCCTTCTTGGCAGCCGTGCTGACCTCGCCGACTGCGAGCTTCTTCCAGTTGTCGGCCGTGACAGCCTCTGCCGGGTGATCCATCGTCACCGGGGCATGTGTGAAGCTCTGGAGGCTGGCGTCGGCGAAGACCTGATCGGCCGGGCGATAGACGCGCACCACGGGAAGTCCCGGCTTTCCGACTTCGGAACCCGCATAAAGCTGAATGCCGGTTCGGACAGAGCGCGCCTCAGCAACAAGGTATCCATCGGCCGTCCGGCGCGTGCCGGACACCGCTACAGCGTCGGTAAAGTTCATGACGTCGCCCTTATATGGACTCGACTCTTGGTTGATTTGGCGCTGTAATAATCCCGCCAACAGGGAGGATGCTATGGCCCTATACAAGTATGCGAACTACCTACAGCAGAGTAATCACGCGAACTTCGACGTTGAACGCCCCCCGGGGTTCATCTCGCCCGATTCAGCAATCTACCGCTGCATCCACTGCGGTGACGAAATCGCAGCGAACAAAGGCAATCCGTTGCCTCCGCAAAACCACCACCAGCACAATCCGCCTTCGCCTATCAGGTGGAAACTGGTCGCAGTGGCGGTACAGCGGTGAGGCAGATCCGTGGTGGGAAATCCCCATCACGGGCTATGCCTCGCGAATTCCCGACTGCCAGTTTTCCTTGACCTCCTCAAACACCTCCGGGCCAAGCACGATTTCACCCTGATAGGGCTCGACATCGGCAAGGTCCGGGGTATCCGGGTCATAGCTGATGGTGATGTGAGGCTGGTATTCCGGGTGATCCCATGATGCGCCCTTGTCGACCATCTCGTCATGGCGCCAACGGAGCATGTTCGAGTTGAACAGGAGGACGCGCGCCTCGCCGAACTTCTCCATCAGCCGGGCGCCCCCGCGCGGGATCTTGACCTCATCTTCCCATGTGCTGCCCATCTCCATCCAGTCAACAGGGGTGCGGCTGAACGTGATGGTGACGTGCAGGTCATCCGCCGGAAGCGTGGTCTTGAACCCCTGCCCCTTGGCCCATGCGATGATCTCGGCGGCGTTCAGGACGTCACGGCGGACATAAAGCGTGCGAGGCGCGGCGTCGTTCGCTGCCGCCTGCATGCGCGTCACTTTGCTGGCTTTCGCCCTTTGGGCTGTTGCCGCCGCTGCAAGCTCCTCATCCGTCGGCTCGTTTTCCTCGATCGATCCAAACTTTTCCACCGCGGCCGCAAGTCCAGGCAGGTTTCCATCTTCCTCTATGCGCGAGATGAGAGCCTTGGACACGGCCTCGCGGGTGATCAGCTCCTGCCCCGTGCCACTGCCGACGATGGCGCGGGCCGCCTCGGCGTTGATCTTGAAGACTTCGGCGCGCTCCTTCTCGGTCTGGCTATAGAGCGGCGCCCACTCGTAGTAGATTTTCGGATCGCGCTTGCCCGTGGCCGAGCGAATGCAGATCTCATCGAACCGCCACAGGGCCGGCGACAGCTTGTTGCGCTGGTCGGCGCCGATCCTGTCATAGTAGTTTTTCAGCGTGATCTCGCCGTTCGAGCCGAGCCCAGAGGGCGCATCCTGCAAGAACCGCACCATCGGGATATCGGCAGCCCCCGATGCGACTTGAAGATATTGACGAAGAAGCTCAGGGAACTGGCTGAAACTTATCGTCTTCTGTTCCCACTTCTCTCCCTGCGCATTCTCGCCCGTGCCGCCGTTGCCTTCCAGAAGCAGCATATTGAACATGCTCTTCATCGTGTTGGCGTAGGTGAAGCGCTCGGTGAGCTGCTGGGTCGTGACTGGGTTGCGCAGCACCTCGGACAGGCCCGGCATGTAGATCACGTCGGTCTTGGCCTCGGGGATCAGCGAGGCTGTATGCTCCTGTGTTGACGCTGCGTTCTGGAGCGCGTCATAGACGATCTGCAAGACGCTATCGCCCCACACATCGTCGCCGGCCGAGCTTTTGTCGAGGATCGGCGCGCCGACAAAGCGGATGACGCGAGACGGGTGGATATCCACGGTCGTTCCAGCGCTGCTGGTGAAGCGCCACATCATCGGCTCGCCGTAGTAGGGCGATGTGATGTCCCGGTTGATATCCGTGAAGCTTACCTGATCCCGGCTAAGAACATGGACGTATTTCAGGGCATCCTTGCCGACGCGCTCAAGGACAAGCTCCTCACTCGGATCGCCGGCATCAACACCGATGATCATGAGCGAACCGCCGCGGAGGCGGGCAAGTTGCATGGCCTCATTGACCTTGGCCTGGATGTTGATCTGCGGCGCGCGCTCGACCTTCTCGATAGCCTCGACAACCGCCTCGTCGGCCTTCCACTCCCGCCACTCACGGGTCATGTCGTCGGGTATGATGTCAACGACCTTCCGGCCCATCCAGTCCGACCGGTGCATGGCAACGAGCTGCTGAGGATCGATCGGCGTGAAGATGAAGGTGTTGCCAACCTTCTTGTCCTTTGCCGTGCCAAGGCCGCTGACGAAGTTCTGCAATCGGTCAAGAAACAGCATCAGACAACACCCAGCATTCCGTATTTGAAACCGCGCTTGATCATCGGCGTGACCGCATATCGAAGCGCATCGATCCCATGGTTATGGGCGTCTACGATCACGGCCAGGATGTCACCCGTGTTGCGATCGACCTTGTAGGAGTAGAGGCGCATTTCCTGCTGCAGCCTCTTGCAGCGGGGATGCACGATGATCTTGCGGAACGAGCGCAGGAACTGAATTCCGTCCTCTACGCTGCCCTGCCATTTGTCGACCGCGACCGAACGGGGCAGACCGTGGCGCGTGAGATAGCTGATAGATTCCGGCCGGGCATTGTCCCACCGCGTCGTGTGCTTCGCGAAATCCGGTATGTGGCGCGAGACGAACTCGGCGGTATGATCGAGCTCCAGCTGCTCCTTGAACGCCTCATGGCTGACATAGAGGCCGTCGCCATGAATCCAGCACCGCACAGCGGCTGTGGGATCCTGCGCGAAGCCAAAGTCGCCGCCCTGGTATGGGCCTTCCCAATCGGCGCCGGGTTCAAATTCCTCAATCGCCCATTTGCCGCCCATCACCTGCTTGTCGGAGTTGGTGAGGTATGCGCCTTCCCAGACATGAGCATATGTGTTCGGGTCTAGACGCTCCTGCTCGCGCCGGCGCAGCGTATCGAGGCCGGGCGGGAAGTATGGGTTGTCGTCCCAGTTCAGTTCGGCGATGCGGGCATTGGCCGGCGGATTCTTCACAAACCTCAGATCGACCGGCGAGCCTTCAAGGCGCGGGTTCCATATCGGCCACAGTTCGCTTTTCGGCTGGCGGAACACCGTCGCCTCAAGCGCGAGCCATGCGGCCTCGGGAACGTCCTCTGCCTCCTCGACGATGGTAAGGTCTATCTTCGCAAGCGACTTGATAGTGTTCACCGACTGGCGAAGGCCGCGGAAGATGAATTCCGTCCCGTTCTTGCCCTTCAGGTAATCCACGCCGACGTCGTAATGGCCCTCAAGCCATGGCTCCGATGCAATCGCCGCCTTCAGTTCGGCGTGAAAGCTCTCCTTGATCGAAGCTTGAAATTCTCGGGTGCAGAGGATACGCAGCGGCTCTGCATATCCCCATACCGCCGCCATCTTGGCGAAGTTGAAGCTCTTGCCGCTCCCTCGCCCGCCTCTTGCTCCTCGATACTGAACCGCGCCTCGCGCCGGAGAGAAGACCGGGACAAGCTTACGAGGAAGCCTGATCGTCGCTACGGTCATCGGCTGCCACGATCCTTATTTCGCTGGGCGGCGGGGTCATCGTGCCGTCGCTGGAGGTGTGATCCAGCTTGCGATGGTTGGTGTACGAGTTGCCGACCTCTTTGGCTGCCTGCTCCAACAGCGAGGATGCCAGCACCATGTTGCCCTGCCCCTCTGCCTTGTCGGCCATACGCTGAAGAGCGCGAAGACGAACGGCGCGGTGGCTGATACCGATGGATGCTGTATCCTCAAGGAAGGTCTTGCGCGTCTCTTCAAAAAGCACTCGCCACTTGGGCGCCAGACCGGATGCTGCCTTCTTGTTCGGGTCGTGGCTCTCTACAAGCTGTCGGCTGACCTCGATGCCGAACTCCTTCTTGACTGCGGCCGCGACAATCGACGGGGCGTCGAAACATGCCAGGGCTTGCACGATGTAGGTTTTCACCTCATCGGTTAGCTTTGCTTTAGCCATTGGCGCGTCAAAGTCCGGTCAAAAGGGAGAATGGGGCAATGAGTAACAAAGACTGGTGCGCGGATCTCTACGCGATGAGACAACAGCACCTCGATCAAGCTGACTGGATCCGTAGTAGGCTGGGCGATCTACCTACCGACCCTGAATGGCAGAGAATCTTGCAGCGGCACGATGACACCGCAACTGATCTCGACAGCCTCATGATCAAAGCAGGATGCATGAAGCCCTAAGCCACGCGCAGATTGCAGGTCCCGCATGCATGCTCGATATGAGCGCGGGCAACCTCAGGCGGCCGGCTGGCCGCGTCTACGAGTTCGCGCACACCGGCGGCGTCTGCCCCGTAGCGGCGAACCACACCGATGAACTGCTCTACGTCATGCCCGCGGATGGTGAAGACCGGGCGGCCGGTCTGGCTGTTGAACTTCGGGGCGCCGAAGCTGTCGACGTCCAGGGCGGCGTGATAGAGTTCGTGCTCAACCAGCGCCATGAACTCAGCATCGCCGCACTGTGCGCAGTAGTTGGCATCGAGCGTGATGATGAAGTCAGGCACTGAGCCGAACCATTCGGTGATCTGCTGTTCGACGCGGGCCTTTGCCCACTTGCCCATCGCGCCCTGAGGGGTGCCAGTCTCGCACTGGCCTATGACACGCTTGCCCTTGCGGGTGTTTTCGACCGTGGCCCAGAGATAGCCGATGTGAGCGTCTGCCAGATGGGCGTGCTCGGGGTTCGCTACCGGCGAGGACTCATCCAGTAGGGTAACCCCTACCCACTCCGACATACTGAGCGCGGGCATGAATGGCGCGCCATCTATTCCGAACATGCTTTCTGGAGGTTGTGGGCGCTCAATCATGGCTTGCTTTCGGATCAGCGCTGCGCGAACTTCTCATGCCGCCCATTTTCCGGGCTGGCCTGGGCTAACTGGGAGGTTGGGAATGAAACGTTTCGCAATACTGTCAGCTATTATCTTCACGGCAGCGTTGCCGGCACATGCGCAGAGCGTATGTGCTCTGGTATGCCCGCAGGCGCTCCTTGAAACCAAAGCATGCTCGATCAGCGTTGATCAGAATACATGCTCGTGTACCTGCAACACGGTAAAACTAGACCCTCAGGAAGTGCCTGTCGGCACGAAACTGCAAATTGAATTGAACGGCACCCGATACGATCTGACAAAGCTTCCCGCGCCAGCTGGCTCGACTCAAGCACTTCTAGACACGCTAGGCGACATCCTGAGACCTGAAATCGCCAACCCAAAAGGTGAACCAGGGACAGTGGTCTTGAAAGATGACGGCACGATTGGCGGCCACTATGGAAGTGATGGCGAGTTCAATCCGGGGAAGCCGGCAAACATGAAGTAGAAGGAAATTTTGATCTAGATTTAGAGAGCCGGACCTAAGCCCGGCTCTCGTTTCGGGTATGCGGGGGTTAGATGCCCGCTCGGGCGCCGATGTCAGGGTCGATATGGCGGTATGCTTCGACGGCGACGGGCGTGCTGGCAACGTTCAGGCTGGAGAGGTCGACCGAACTTCGGGTGGCCGCGCTGTGGGGCTCGGCCGACGGGGCGATGACGCTGAGGCAGACGACGTCGGCATAGACCTGGTGGATCATCGGCTTCTCGATCGAGGCCTTCACGGCTTCATAGACACCGGGATCGGTGGGCGTGGCCGCGACGGCCGGCGCTGCGATGGTGAAGGCCATGGCCGCAATGGCGAGGCCGGCACAGATCAGACTTCGGATGCTGTTCATGCTGGTTCCTTTCTGCTGGGGTGGAGGGGTAGCGCACCGAAATGCGCAATTATTTACTCATAGCCTCTTGACCTCTGCCACGATTTTGAGTATAAATATACTCATAGAAACAACGGAGAGGTGATGGAAACAAACACGGCAAAGATCATCAAGCGTCTGAAACAAGACGGTTGGCGATTGGAGCGACACGGCGGAAACCACGATGTTTACCGCCACCCGGAAAAAGGCGACACGCAAGTGCCACGGCACAAGGAAGTCACCCCCGGAGTAGCCCGATCAATCGCCAAGAAAGCAGGGTGGGCCATCTAGGCCCATCCGATCTTTGCGAGTTTTACGTCCCTTTTCATGAATACGTGCCAAGGAGGGCAAGAATGTTCAGATATCCTGCATTGATCGATGGTGAGGCCGGCGCCTATGGCGTCGTGTTTCCCGATCTCGACGGCGTAGTTGCGATGGGTGACACCATCGACGCGGCGCTGTTGAACGCTGAGGATGCGTTGCGAGACTATGCCCGAAGCTGCGAAGAACTCGGCGAGCAGTTGGCCACACCGTCACCGTTGGAATCCGTCGAGGTACCCGAGGGCTCTACCTTGACGACAGTTCCCCTCATCCGCCCCGGTGGGAAGCCCGTGCGCATCAACCTCTTTCTTGAAGAGGGAACGCTGGCTTTCATCGACGGAGAGGCGAAGCGCCGAGCAATGACGCGGACCGCCTATATCGGGTGGATGGCGAACCGTATGGCTCAGATGGGCGGATAAAGCTCGGCGGTGTCTGGGCTTGGCCCGCCGCCAGGAGGCGCGGCGGGCTGTGATTGATGACGGCTCCAGCGATATCGCCCGCCACGGTCTTGCCGCTGTGTGCACCAGCGCGGCAATCTGCTTGACCGGCCCGAAGGCTACCGTCTGCCGGCCGTGGCCGGTTCTGTTATGGCTATGCCGTATGGGGTCGGGAAGGAACGGCCGGGCACGAACCCCGGCCTTCACGAATGACTATCCGCCTTCCCGATGGGCTTTGGAATGGGAAAGACGGGGGACTCGAACCCCAACCTACTGCGATGCAGTGGCTCTACCAGTTGAGCTACGTCGCGAGCGCGTGATCAAGGCGCCGCCCCATTCCAAACTTTCAAAGCTTCACGACCATCGTTCAGAGTCACGGCTTTTATCGTCAATAGCACGGCGCATCGCTTCTTCGCGGCCACATTCATACTTTTGCATATGATAGCGGATGATCGATTGGCGCCGGTCCTCATTCATCATTGCGAACACATTACGGAACCGACTTTCGGTCGCTGAGCTCTTCCCCCTCCAAGCGGACCGCCGGAAATATTCAGACAAGGCGAAGTGTATCGCCCAACCAGTGCACAGCGCGGCCACCGCCGCGATCACCCATTCCATTTGGAGTTCCGAGGGCGAGTGTACCGTCACTATGTCGATAATGGACCCTGTCTCGTTCACGTCGCCTCACAAGCAAGAGGAGATGGACGACCGCTGGGCCACTTATAGATGTTCGGTTGCTTTGCATGCTGCTAGCCCAGAACAGTACCGAACATCATCGTCCGGCATCGTTGTATCATGGCCCTGTTCACACCCAATGAACGCTATCATCGGCATTTTAGCTATCGCCGGGCTACCCTTCCGGCCTAGCCGCTCGTCCTTGGTGGAGGCATCCTCAGATGGACAGGCTTTCCTTGACTTGAGGTGAGACGGATCCTCTTAGATTTCAGCTTGTTGCTATATGGGCGGTGACCACCTACATAAGGCTCATCGGGTAGGCGCGCCTCGTGGCGCTCATGCCATCCGGCAATCCCTAGGAGAAAAACCATGGCACAGTCGAAAGACGCCTCGGCGTCCGCACAGAATTTTGATGCCAAGACACTGGCGAAGAAGCATCGGATCTCTGTTGAGGATGCCGCGAATATCCTTGCTCAGTATGGCGATGACCGCAAAGCGGCAGATAAAGCGGCACGCCGCATAGCCGTGTAGCGCAAGGGCGGCGCACTCGAACAAACGGGGCACGCCGCTTTTTCCTTATCAGAATTTCGGCAATATTCTTCAGCGCGGGGCGCGGTGAAATCCGCCCCGTGGCCCGGCGAGTGTTCCCTCGTTAATCGAGGTCCGCGATCAGAACAGCCACAAATCACCAAAGATTTCGGTGATTCTAAGCGACCTGATCAATTTCCGCAAGCGTCTCGGCGGCTTCCAGCGCATCAAGTTGTGCAGTAATTGCCAGAACGCGGGCGCGGACCACCTCACTCAGCCTGTCGATCGCCATATCAGCGTGCTCGCGGAGGGATGTTTTCGGGTTCCGGCCCTTCGGCAGCACCTTCTTCAACTGGCCGCGAAGATGGTTCTGCTTGTTGAAACGCTGGCGCTCCATGTCGGACCATTCCTGAAGCTTGTGGGCCTGATCCGCCTCGAACTCATCCATCATGAACTGAGCGATCATGTTCTCAGGGAAACGCACCGGGCCGGCGGTTCGGGTCGGCGCCAGCATGCACATGACGGCGTCAACCGCCCTCACCCGCTCGAACTCAAGCCGCGGCAGATGAACAAAGGCATAGCCGACAAGGAACGGCTGCCGGCGCTCGATGAGCTTGTTGGTCCGATGGTGCTTGGTTCGGATCCAGTAGGACGGCATGAAGACGTCGATGCCCTCCTGACGAAGCTGACGCTCGAGGATGCTCTCGCCCTTGCGGCGCTCCCATTCGGCTTCTTGCTTGTAGGTGGCGTTTGCGGCCAAGGGGATCGGCCTTGCCATCCGCTGTGTGCCGGGTTTTGCGCGAACCGCGTACCAGTTCGTTTTCGTCGTATTCATGCCGCATACCTCCTAAGATCGTTCGGCGCCCGCTGCTCAGATATGGTCCCCTTGCCGACGCTGCGAAGCTGGTGATGGTCGCAATAGACGCCGGCCGCCCGATGGCCACAGAACAGGGTATCCGCCTTGCTGCCGATGATCGGCCAGCGGCATTCATGCGCGCCGAGTTCGAAGAGGCGCTTGAGCGTGGCAGTCGCGTCGTAGGCCTGCGGCTCTGACGGCTCGGGCGCTTTTCGCTCTTTCCGGGGGCGCGGTGGTGCGGCCGCGCGCTCTGCCTCACGCTGGATCCTGGCAAGCCGGCGGCGCTCGCGCTTCGCATCGTTCTCGCGATGGCGCCGGTCACGCTTGAGCTTCGCGCTTTGCTTGGTCTCGCCCCACGCCCGCAGGGGATATTCCGCCAGTTCGGCACGGTTGCGGGCATAGATGCCCATGATCACCATGCGGGATAGCTGCTCATGAGTTCGGGCCGCGACGGCGTTGGCGATGTCGAGCGCCGACATGCCGGGCTGGTAGATTTCCTTGATGATGCCGATTCTGATACTCGTCTTGTCGTTCCGCTTGATGTGAGCGTTCATGCCGCATTCTCCTCTGCGCGGCGCGCGGCGGCCACCTGGGCGATGATCTCGCTGGCCTTCCGGCGCTTCTCCTGGGAAATCACCTTCTGCTCGGCGACGAGCTGCGCGCTATCCAGCAGTCCGCGTCGACGCTCGGAGGCCATCCGTCGCAGCTCGGTTTTGCCGGCCGCCTCATCTCGCGCCAGCCGCGCAAGAGCCGCTGGGAGCGGGATGAACGCCGGGTTGAGATCGGGATACTCGCCGCGCTTGAGCTTGATGAATGCGGCTCGAAGGCCGCAGATCGGCACGCCCTTGAGGACGATGCGATATTCCTCGACCGGGTCGGCGGCCTTGATCGACTGCGGGAAGAGCATGCCACCGTCCATCAGCGAGGCGATGGCCTTTGCGATGTCATCCGGCCCAGCCGGCGAAAGCTGCTCAGTGAGGGCGGTAATCTCCTGATCCAAGGTCGAGAGTTGTGCCGGCAAATTCGTCATCTCGGTCTCCTGTCTCGCGTTTCAGTTTTTGGTAGATGCTGTCCTGACGCTGCTGGAAGGCTGATTTCTGAGGCGGGGCTTGCGAATGCTGAAAGGTCGCCAGACGGCCGCCGCGGTCCTGATCGCGGGAAAGCCACGACACGACGAACTTGCGCATGCCGCGCGCCGTCTTGCGGTTCCTCTCGTTTGCGATGAGCCATTGCCGCATGGCGCGAAGCTGCTGGGGAACGTCGACAGCCGGGAAAGCGCTCTGCCACTCCGCAACGTCGGCTTGAGAGATGCCGACAACCTGGCCCTGAGTGGCAGGGAGATCGATCACCGAAGGCGAGGACGAGGCCGGAGCGGATTCATCCGGCTCCGGGCAAACATCCGAACGAAGTGAGGATGTATCCTTGGTGGTTGGTGTATTGGTGTCTTTAGTGTTTCGTTCTTGTTTCGGTTTCGGGCTCTCTGGTGTTTCAGAGTGTGTTTCACCGTTCTGATAACGTACGTAATTACAGACGGTTACGAGCGTCTTTCCTGTTTCAGAGCGTGTTTCAATCATGTTCTGGCTTGTGAGCAAGTCGAGGAACTGCGCGACACGCCGCGTCGAGGTCCATTTCCAGACCGCCTGCATTTCCCTGATGGTCGCAAAGAAGCTGCCGACCGGAACCTTGTGGACCGACGCGCCGACGCGGTGCGCCGTCTCTTTCCACGCCGCACGGCCAATCATCCACTGCCAGGCTTCGCGCTCGGTGAAAGGCTCCGGCGCGAAAACGCTATGCTCGTGAAGATCGACCTGCATGCGGACCCACCGGCTCATGGTGCCCACTCCAGTTCAACCTTCACCATTCCGTTCCGCTCGACCGGGCCGCGCGGTGAAATGGCGAGATCCCACTTGCTGTCATCCACGCCAATCGCCAAGGCGATGCCGTCGGCGGCCGCCTTCATGCTGGCGACGAGATTGTCCAGGTCATAGGTTCGGTGGCTTGGAGGGTAGAAGGAATATCGCACCGTCAGACGATCGGCCTCGATCTTGCCAATGCCAGCCTCCTTGACGGCGAAGAACGCATCACTCTTCGCCTTTCTTTTCGCCCGGTGGAGTGATGCCCAGTGACCGCGAGCATTCGGGCTTAGCGCCTTGTCGGGCCACGGCAGGAATAGTTTGGCGGTATTCATCCGCGCGCCTCCCTGAAAAGCGAGGCACACAAATCTCGATTCCGGTCACGCCACGCCAAGGCCTCCTCAGACAAGGCGCCGCGCCCGAAACCCGCATGCCGACGGTTCATCTCCTCGTTAATCTGTCGGTCGGCTTCATGCGGCTTTATGCCGACAGCTAAGGCGATCTTCTCAACGTCGGGGCCGTATAGGATGTAGGCTTCGAGGAAGGAGATCATTCCACCACCTTCAGCTTTCGCCGTGAGGGCGGCTTACGAGGACCGTGGCCGGTACCGAGGAAATGATCGTCGTGGAAATGGCCGATAGGATCGGAGCGAAGCTGCGCCTGCACCTTCTCGACGCCTACCTCTACCTTGCCCTGATAGACGCGGTCGTTGGGCGTGAAGTCGCATACCGCGAAGAACTCGATTGGCTCGTCGCTGTAGACGGTAAAGCCGCCCTGGGCGTCCATATTGATGACGACGCGGTTCATGCGCTCGCCCTCCTGTTTTCGAGGTTGGCAAGAGACCGCACGCATCGATCGCGCAGGCGAGTGATCACCGCGAGCTTATGGAGCTTCACCCCATTGTCGGCCTTGCCCATGCTCCCTTTGATCCTGGTGATCTGGGCTTCGAGCTCGGCTATCTCTTCCTTGAGGAGGGTGATGTCGTTCATGCCGCCCTCCCATAAGCAACGGCTAGCGCGCGTTCGGTCCGGAGGATCGCACGGCCTATGGCTTCGGGGATTTGCGGGACGACGGCATCGCCGAACGCTTCGACAATGAGGCTTGCTGCAGAAGTCCCTTTTGGACC